CCTTGAGCAGCCAATGCCATCTGACGATCTTGTGGATTCATAGCCGCAATCTGATCAGGGTTGGCCTTATCAAGATTGTGCCAGCCGGTGAACAAATCATAATATGCACCGCTAAAATCAGGCGTGTTTGATCCACCAGCTTCCCTGTGCAAACGACCGCCATCTTTTTTGGCAATACGGCCACCCGTAGGACGGACACCCGTTACTTCCATGATGTTGCGACCGCCATCCTTGCGGCCCATACGACCACCGTGGCATTTTTCGCAACGGCAAGAAGCGTGATGGACTTCGCCACCGTGCTTTTTACCCTTTAACGACGAAGGCTTAACCATCGACTTGATAAGATCCTTGTCAGCCAATTCATCAGACTTATCAAGGTGTTCATGCTTTACTTTGCCGCCATGAGCATGGTGCATACCCTTGAGCGTCTTAGCCAGATTAGCCTTTTTAGCCAATTTAGGATTGTCGCTATGCGCGGCCTTTTCAAGTTTCTTGGCAGGGATCTTCTCACCTGCAGGAACATGAAGAGCCTTGTGCAGCGAGCCTGGGTGCTTGATAGCGCCTTGGATCCACTTGGCTTTACCGCCAGACTTGCGAGGCATAGCCGCTGATGCCGTTTTGGCCATTGAGTCGGCAACCGGATTCATGCCGATAGGACCGCCGCCAAGCTTATGCTTTGCAGCTCCGCCACGCTTCATGCCGCCAACGTGCTTTGTGCCAACGCGCTCGTCATTCGCCATTTTTACATCGCGATTAATCAAATTGTCAGGCGTTAGATAACGGGTTGCGCGACCGCCGCTCTTGCGAGGCTTACGACCGGCATGGTGGTGGCCGGCTTTACCTTCGGCCTTACCGATTACCTTGCCGCCCTTTTTAAATTGGCGTTTGGAAAGAGGACGCATACCGGTTTGTACGGTAGCCTGTTCTGCGTCTGGTGGCGTGTATCCAGAGGCATCAATTGGCGCACCCCGTGGATCGGGGCCAACCATACGTTGAGCCTTGCTTTTCATTGCTGCGCGAGCAGTCTTGGCGGTTGACGACATTTAGAATACTCCTCGAGGGGTTAAGACCGGCGTCCCGGTTGTTGCTGCTTGGCAAAAGATACGGCTTCGTGCAGCGGCGAGCCGGATTTGGGCAAAATCTCAAGCGCACGGTCAACCATATGGTTGTTAAGACGACCGCCAGTAGCGCGAGACTTTTTTTCTTGGATGTCAAAATCGCTTAAACGATGGCGTATTGCGTTCTGCACTACGTCATTTTGAGCCGCGACAGGCTTGTGCCATTCAATCGTTCCCGTTTTGGGAAGATCACCGGCAGCATTATTTGTTTTCTTGGAGATTAATCCGACCTTAGACGGATCTTTTTCTTTATGTAGCAGGGCATTAGGCTGCACGGGCTTGCTGCCCATGCCCAATCCATGCGTCAAAACCTTACCGCCATGCTTGCGACCCATCCGAACAAAACCGCCTTTTTTCTTGGTAATGTCAGGATTTGACAAGTCAAACTGGCCGTTGTTGCCCGTGGCGGATTTGATTTGATGAGGATGAAAAGCAACAATTTGTTTAATTGGCGTCAAACCATCAGGGCTATCCATAAAAGTAGATGGAAGAATTATTCCATCATACCCAGCATTTATTAAATTATTTCGCAATGCACCATAATCAACTTTATCGCCAACCATTCGAATTTGGCGACCCACCACTGTGTAGCCAGGTCTTTCAAAATTTGTATGTGCATCAACCAAATCTTTTATAGCGTTGTAATTTTCAACCACTAAAGGATTTTTTATGCTTAAATGAACAGGTTGAACATTTGCGCCAGAACCACGCGCAGAAAAATTAGCAAAATCAGATGCCGCGCTAGGATTTTCTGTAAACCAATATCCAATTGGGCTTTCTCTGGAGCCAGCGCCTTTATTAGTAATTTGATATTCAGAAAAATCCCCACCTGTTCCATGATAAACAACAGGCGGCACTTCGGGATGATTGCCTTCTTGAAATTTAGCAAGATTATCAATTCTTTGTGATGCTGGCATACCAGCGCCGCCAACTTGCGGCTGGTTCATTCCCGTATTAAATTGCGGCGTATTAGCTTCTAAATCAAATCCAGACAAAAATTGGTTCAATCCGCCAATCTTGTTTTGAATATTACCTGCGCCCGTATCCATACGCTGAACATCAGCAAGGTTGCCAATATCGCCACCATCGACAGCGCCATCCGTTGCATAACCCTTACGGGCAAAATGCTTGGCAACCATCAGAAAATGATGACGATTATAGCTCATTAGCCAGCTCTCACATTGTTAGGATCAAGCGCAGGTTCGTTGGCTTCCAACCGATTTAACATATCAGGCTGTAACAGCGAGTTGACCAACGGCATCACCTGCGGGTTCTTGGCCAGCTCTTCGGCAAGCTTGATTGCTGCCAACCGTTCACGGCTTTCGCGGTCACGCTTGCGGTTTTCGGCATCAAGGATTGTATCCTGATTTTTTTGCTCAATCTCCTGCTTGCGAACCATAATATCTGCAACCTTGAGCTGATCGGCTTGAGGATTACCGCCAATGCCGCCCTGAGCCCCTTGCTGAACCTGAGCCACCTTCGCTTGCGCCGTAATCATCTTGGCCTGAGCAGCCATCTGATCGGTTTGGATCTTGGCCTGAATAGCCATCAACTCAGGAGGAGGAGACGATTGAGCCTGTGGCGGAGCCAAGAATTGCTGCGGGTTGCTCCAACCAATTGCCTGAAGAGCCGCCGTATCAATCGCAATTGGATCATACATCGACGGGTTTGACGCCTGTAATTGCTTCAGCGCCATGATTTTCATCACACGCTGGGCATGGCTTGCCGTATTAGGATCTGCCTGTGGCACAAGGTCGCAGTTCTCCAAAGCCCGTAAGAACGTCTGTTCATCCCACGGCTTGGCCGGCTTCTTGTTGCGCTGCCAGAAGCTTTCTGGATTTTCTTTAAACAACCGAGCCAACATCTGAAACTCTTCGGCCTGAGCAGCGTGCATCCGCTTGTGGACCGAGTTCATAACCTTTGTGGCTTGCTCAATCATGGCCAACGTCGTGCCAACTGGCGCATCAGCACGGCCCTCGCCCACCTGCTGCTCAGATGTTCCTCCGATTCTCATGCCGACATCTGCCATAGAAGCCGTCAAGTTCATCAGACCGCCGCCAACGTCCTTGTAAGGAAGCGGCATAATGGCTTGATTGATCGGCATACCGCCGGTCTTAACCAACGCACCACCGCCAGGCGGAACGCGGAAAATATTGGTATTTTGACGAGCGCCAGTGTCGGCCATGAGAAAGCCAGGGAAGTTGGCATACATACCCGCGTCAAGCATCTCACGCCACGCCGCTGTCAGCGCGTTGGTCGTGTTGCCTAGGATGTGCAGGAGACCAATGTCATAAAAGCCCAGCCCCGGTACGAACGTGTATTTAATAAAGTTGACACGGGCTTCGGGCAGCTCGGCGTCGTCTTCGTCAAAGTTACGGACGATTGAAAGGATCTGCTTGCTTGAGACATCGATGGTAACTCGGTACGGTATTTCAAGACCGCTCTCCTTGCCTTTGTACTTGTGCTCAAAGCCCTTTATATCGAGCTCGCAATAGCACTCGTAGATTTCACGGTCACGGTCTTCTGGGTTGTTCGTCGTCGCGGAAATGCCTTGTTGCGACTTTTTCTCCAATTGAACCGAATCAAACTTAATTTCGCTTGGCGCCGGCAAGTCAATGTCGCGGTAAACGCCAAGAATTTGTAACCGCTTAACCACGCTTGGCCGCATCATAGACCGGTGCGTTACCCGCTTGGCGTTACGAAGATCCGTCGCCTCGTTGTTGACGATCAGATCGTCGGCATCGACCGACTCAATCACCGGCCGGTTGCGTAGTGGGCAGAAGTAGCCCTTCTTAAACGCCGTGCCGCCAAAACCAAGCATCAGCAGCATCCGGTCGGTGTCAGGGTAATATTCTGTAGCCACCGCTGTTAGGTAATGATTCATATCCTCTTCAAGAGCATTAGCATCCTGATCTTCTTGAAGATTGGCGTTGTTGTTGTCGTCGCGAATCTTTACTGGACCATCCGTGGGCAATAGCTCTGACCGAGCGTTGGCTTGGAATCGTAACACTGCCTCGAGCAAGAGCGGGTGCCGAACGCGAGACATACCCTCAACGGGTGCGCCGTCGGCTGCACCGGCAAGCCCTGGCACTTCGATCTTGAGGCCCAACAGCTTGAGACCTTGGGTTCGATCCTCGATCCATTCCTGTCGGCTTTGGATGTCTTCTCTAATGCCACGTAACAATTCCTCGGATATTCTGGATAGCTCGTCTTCTGTAATTTCATCGACTAAATTATCAAACCAACCTGTCTTTTTGCCCTCGCCGGCTTGCCCTAATGGTCGGCCATCGAGGCTGACCGTTACAGATCCATCGTCGTGCTCAATCCTTAAAATCGCACCATTCTGGTCGATCTCAGGCATATCTCCGCCTTCATCCGCCATTTCAATGATAATATCGGCGCTTTCAGGCTGATCGGGATCTTCCGGTGCAGCTTGGCGGATATTGGGAACAAGACCAGGGACTAATGGCATGGCGTACTTTCCAAGTTAGAACAGTAGAAATAACAGCAAATCAAGCAGGATACAACGGAGCAGGTTCCTTCGTCGGTTGACGCTTGATATCATCGAGCTCCGCAATCCTTTCCGGTGCTCTTTGCATCATCCCCAAGTCACGCAGATGACGAAGCGCTTGACTGACCGTATCGACAAGATCGTCGTGCTTGCCCTTCGGAAAAACCGAAACCTGCTGGATCACGATGTCGGCCCAGTCCTTATCCGGCGCGTAGATCATGCCCTCGTCGAACAGATGTTGGACCGAATACAAGCGAGCCGTCTTGTCGAAGCGGCCGACCGGCTGAAGCTGAACGGCAAAGTTTTCGTGACTGTAGAGACGCCGAAGCTCTTGGCTAACCGATATTCCTGCTGCTGTCGACTCAATCAAAAGCTTGTCCACCTTCCGTAGCCGGCAGGTCAAAGCCACCTTGTTGACCAGATCGTGGAGCGATAGTTTTTCCTGCCATGCGTCAATCATCATAACCTTCGGCAGCAGCTCGCCAAACGTGCGCTCGATCTGAATGGTCCGACCGTCCGGCCCGAAGAGCTTGTTGGCCTGACTGACCGAATCAAAGCTGAAGACGCCCCAAACCGTAATCGCCGAGTAATCGCCCTCCGCCTTTTCCGTGTACGCCGTATCGAGCGAGGCGAGGATGTAGTCAAACTCAGGGAATTGATCCTTCTCGCCTTCCCATTTGAGCCACGTTTCAGACCGGATAATGCCGCCACCGCGAGGAGCTGGCTCCTGCTGCATCTGACCGGCGAAAGCATATTCGCCCATGATCTTGCGGTCGCGGTCCACAACGTCCTTCGGAAACCGATCAGGGAACAGCAGCTCGCCAGGCTGGGTTCTGATGTCGCTGTAGCCGAGCTTCGTCGGCAGATCCCTCAACGGATCGTACAGCATCGGAAGCATGATATGATCATAGCCAAGCTGACGGTCGAGGATCTCGCCTGAAATGTCGCCTTGATGGAGCCGCTGCATGACCACGATGATCGAGCTTCGGTCGGGGTTGTTGACGCGGGTAGGAACAGCTTCAAGAAACCAGTCGACCGTCGTTTGACGTTGCTGGTCGGAGTTCGCACCTTCAACGCTGTGAGCGTCGTCGATGATGACAAAATCGGCACGGGCGCCGGTAATGGATCCGGCAGAAGTCGCTTGCCGCCAGCCGGTGGCGGTGTTTTCAAATTTAGTCTTTTGGTTCTGATCGGCCGTCAGCTTAACGTGAGGCCAACGCTCCTGATACCACTCGGACGTAATGAGGCGCCGCATACGCATATTATCACGGACGGCAAGCTCTTGACTGTGCGAGGCGCAAAGAAAGCGCGTCGACGGCATATTGCACGGCCCCCAAACCCACGCCGGCATAAAAACGCCAATCAGGAGCGACTTCATCGTGCCTGGCGGTACGTTGACCAACAAACGGTTGTACGGCTTGCCGTCGACCTCCTGCCCGTCAACCATCGCTTCGAGATGCTCGGCAATGAAATCGATATGCCAACCGTGCGTGTATTGTTGCCCTGGCTCGACCTGTTCCCACGACAGCTTGACGAACTCGGCCAGCGACGCCTCGCACTCGATCCGGTCGCTTTCGATCAGCTCTTGATCTAGGTCGATGAGCTGCCCGCCAATGTCGACTAATGCCATTAGGTGGCCGATCCCTTGGCCGCAAGCAGCGCCTGACGTAGCGCATCACGTTGATCGGGATCCAACGACCGCCAATCGAGCTTCGACGTGCCTTCGGTCTTAATTGCGCCGCCGTCGGCGCCGGTGACTTCGGTCATCGTCCGGTCGCCATACTTCTTAGGAGCCATTTTGGACGCCGCCCACTTACGGGCATCCATTTGCAACCGTGCGAGGTTGGCGTCGGTCGCGTTGTCCGCGATTGTCACGATCTGCGCCGCAAACAGGTCAGCTTGTTTCTCGCGTGCGCGCGTGTATTTCTCCGCAAAAGTAGGGTATTTTTCAAGCCACGAATAGATCGCGGTCTTTTTTGGCATCCCTTCGATGTCCGAAATTTGATGCAAAGCATGACCATCCGCAATCAAATTGCAGATTTTTTCAACCATTTCCTCGGAATACGTTGACGAACCGTGAATTTTGTCGGTTTTTTCAGTTTTAGCCATAACGCACCTAAAAAACGAGGCGACTTTTGCCGCCCCGCTTAAATAACATTTAATGAGCCCGATTAAAAGTCCGGCTTATGAGCCGGCGCATGACCAGCCTTGCGTAGCGCAGCCTGACCGAGAGGCGTATCGGCGAGCATCCCAAGCGCGTGTAGGTATGTATCCATGATGGCTTGTTCTTGAGCTCGTTCGACCTCAGACTTTTTACGAGCTGCAACGACTTTGCGTAGGATCTTGACGTCAAATCCATTTGACTTTGCCTCTTTATAAACTTCGGTAATTGATTCGGATGCCTGGCGCTTTTCTTCTTCCAGTGTTTCAATACGTTCGACAATAGATAGCAGTTCAGAGTTAGACATAAGCATTTCCCTCGGTTTTATGGCACGATTGCCGCAATTACATTAGCACAAAAATAATTTTAAAAAAGTGCATTTTTTTCTATTTTATGTGTTGACAGTGTGCAAAACCTGCACTATCTTATTTTTGTAAGGTTGATTTGAAACAAACATAAGGAGATTGAGAAATGGCTAGAATAACCCTCGCAACCGTTAAGAGCTTTATGAAAAAGAATGAAGACAAGCTTTTCGTTAAGGCCAAATCAAGCTTTGACGGTATGGTTGACTGTGTGATGCCAATTGAAGGATCAAGCTTTAAACAAGCCCAACCTGCTTACAATCCCTGCAAAAACAATTTCGGGCTTCAAGGCGTTTGGTTTGTGTTTGGTGGCGATTCCTGCACGGCTTACGAAGACGACCAGTTTGTCGGTTTCAATGTCTACAACTGTTGCGGCGAATTTAACATTGCCATCAAAAAGGCAGCTTAACGGGGCTTCGGCCCCACCCTTTTTACCCTATGGAGATTGATATGTACCGCATTGGCGCAAACTTCAAAGACGAACAGGCCGCTCAAAAATGGGCAAAAGATAAAGCAAAATACAACTCCAAAATTGAAAAAATTGTTGGCGGATGGCGCGTCACTTGGAACATTAGACCACTTAAAAATGAAAAATAAGGAGATTGATAATGACATTACAGGAAGCAGCAAAAATTATTGGTTACAACGGCGGCAATCGCCTCTTCGTCAAAAACATGGTTTCAGCCCTCAATATGTGCGCTTGGCAAAATACCGCAGAACAATGGCAACGCCTTGAGGCCGGCGAAAAGATCTTGAACAATTGGTCAGCATACCTGACCGAATGTCAAACATATCGTAACCGTAAAATCACGGAATAAAACAGGGGCTTCGGCCCCTAAATTATTTTGCATTTTTTTCATTTTTTTTATTTTATGCTATTGACTATTGCAGAAACTGCACTATATTTAATTTGTAAGGTTGATTTGATTGATAAGGAAATTGAGATGGCAATGAAGATTGAACAATTTGTTGGTCGGCCCGTTAACGAAAAGAACGATTGCGCCGTTCGGGCTTTCACTGTTGTGAGCGGCCTTCCCTACATGGAAGTTTGGAAGCTTTTCAAAGAAGCCGGCAGACAGCCACGGAAGGGATCAACAATCACCGTGATGAACACCGTAGCCCAAAAGATCGGTTTGGAGTTTAAGCAAGCAAAGGCCAGACCAACCCTCAAGCAATTCCAACAAATGATCGGTAGCGACCCAGTTGTCGCCGTCAAGAGAGGACACGCTTTTGGGTACAAGGCAGGGGAAACCTTGGACGTAGGCACCCCAGTCGGTAACAGAACGCGGATCTGGTGCTACTACACCAAAGCCGAAGTCCCAAAGATCACCTACGAATTGACCGCCAAAGGTCAGTACCTCTTGCCACTGTAAGGATTGAGATCATGGCATGGAAAAAATCAACCACCACCAAGCACACCTGCGAAGGTCCGGTGTTCGGCCGCAAGACGGCCGGATGCCCACGGTGTGACGAGCTGCTTGCCGGCGCCGAGCCTGTTGGATGGTTCGACCGTGAGCAGCGCAGGAAAGACCTTTACGCTATCCGCGACCACTGTTGCGTCCGTTCAAACTGCGGTCCAGTTTGCACCTTTGGAGATTGGTAAAATGACAGTAGAAGAAGCAAATAAAATATCAGAATTGGTAAACAGCATCATCGTTTGGGGTGGCATGGTTGATCGGATGATGGCGACTGGACCTATCGATGTAGAAAAATTCGACCTTTTTGCCAGACGGCACAACGATGCCGCCAATAAGCTTTTGGAGATGGGAATCGTGGTTGCCCAATTTGGAAATCAAGAAACGGAGCAAAACAATGCAGCTTGAAGAAATGGCCTTTGAAACCCTCGAAATTATCGCCAACCTCATTTGTCTAGGGCTTTTCCTAGCCATGATTTACGCAGTAGCAATCGGAGTAAACTAATGACCGCCATCAACGAACAGATCAACAAAGTTAAAAAACGCATTATGGAAGACAACTTCGAGCTGACCCAATTGCTCGTTGAACGTGACAACATGGACGGCTTTGTCAAAGCAGCCCACTTCATGTTGGCCGGAACAATGGCAACCCTGCACCCACTCTTTGGCCAACGTGTTACCTACGAAACCATTTTGGCCATGCTTGACGAGATGGGAACTATGCCTTTGCCTAAGCATTTTGATGAAGAGCGTGGAATATGATTAGCCTGAAGGACTTCATTAACAAATACGAGTTGAGCATCGATGACACAGCCATCCTTCTCGGTCGCACAAGACGAACAATTTACAATTGGCTTAACAACACCTTCGAAATACCTGCATCAGCTCGACTGCTTATTCGCGCACTGGATGAAGGAATTATTCCATTCGATTGGATTGTAAAAGAAATTGAGGCAGACCGTGAACGTAATAACATTTGATGATCATTACCTTGCCCTGTTTATCGCAACCTTTGTGGGCGGGATCCTCGTCGGATACGTCAGTTGCCTATTGATGGAACGGATCATTGGACGGCCACAATAAAGCCCGTAGACGGCTTTTAGGCACGGGGGTCGCTACTTGGGTAGCGGCCCCTTCTTTTTTCGGCCTGTACGACCTTCTAAATCGATCCTAGGCCAGCTCGAAGGTCTCAAGTAAGCTCCAGTCCGTCTCATCGATCCCTCTTTCGGTCGAATAGATGCTTCCAAGCGGATCCCGAATGTTGGTTCGAGCGGCCGTCACTTCGACGCCTGGCCAAACTTCCTTTGCCTTGGCTATTTCGGGAAACCCGTGAATCAGCCGGCCAATTTCATCGAGCGTAAATACCCTAGCATGACGGCCTTCCCTGTTTACCGCAAACGCCTCGGTGTTTGTCCGTACAATCGCCGCAACGCTGCCATCCGGCAATGCCACTTCCCAAACTTCCGGCTTCACACCTGTCTTGCCGGCCTCTGTCGCAGCCCTGTCTAGCGCCTGATACGCTTTGACCATCCGAGCCGTTTCCCGCTTGACCGATTCCAAATCGCCAAACCAGATCGCCTGATTGGTAAGATACCGCTGCCGGTCGAACTTCTCGCGCAACTCGACGCCAACGAGAAGCCTCAACCGATCTACCCCCCACTTGCGCTCCATCTCGATTACGGTCAGGTCCATCTCGTCAACGTGCTCCTGACCCGCAATGAACATTCCTGCCGATTGCTGCCAGTCCGGTCCCGTCTGTTTCTTTTTCGCCATCTCAATAATTCCCCAATCTCACAAACTGACAACGCGATACGAAGTGTGGCGGCGGAGTAACCGCCAACATATACGTAGTATATAGTCTTTTTCTCCGCCAGTCTCCGCCAGTCTCCGCCAATGATTTCAATGACTTACAGCCGTACTTCCGGCGTCTCCGCAAAATGCCGCCAAATTCCTCCGCCAATGATTTCAATGGCTTACAGCCGTACTTCCGGCTTTGACAAAATGTCTCCGCCACTTCTCCGCCGGTAATTTTTGGCAATTTGCCACACCCGAGCTGGACTGATTCCGTATTCTTTTGATAGCTCATAAGTCGACTTTCCTTGGTAATATTTGATGGTTATTTGATCATCCCGATCAGGATTTTTGGATCCGGTTTTCTTACGTTTCGGCTTTTCAATCCCGCTTGGTTCATTTGAAATCGGGTGCCAAAGGATAGCATCACGGATCGGCTTGCCGGTGTTAATATCGACGAAACACCCCCACGATTTAAACCAATGAGCCAGCTTGATCGGCTTTTTAACTGCTGCCCCATCGATGACTACAATGACCAACTTGTCCTTCGGCGCCGTCTCAATTAATTCCCACATTTATAAATCCTCCATATAAGCTTTAATTATTTCCGCCGCGACTTGCGGGACGATGGCGTTGCCATAGGCGCGGAGCTTTCCCACTCTTGCGGGAACCCCATGAGCCAACAAACAAATGCCGGGTTTAAACCGCCTTTGCTTTCCGTCGGCTCCTTGGATCCACTCTGCGCCTGACCAGTGTGTTGGACTGTTACATCCAACGTGTCGTTCGACAGTTTGCCGTTCCTGATCCTGCCCCCTTGGTAACCACCCTTCCCGTCCCTCGACGATGGCGTCGGCCACATTGACCAAAGAGCCGCTGTTGCTAGTGCGTTGCCCTGTTGTATCCCGCGTGGATTGTTCATGTCCGTCCCTGGGCCATTGTCTGACGCTGTTGGCGTCGGCCACAAACCAGAGGCGGTCTCTGCGGTGCGGGGCGTTGACGGCACAAGCCGGAACAACTGTCGCCCCCCCCCTGTAACCGATTCCTTCCAAATCAGTGAGCACTCCATCGAGCCAAGATTGGCCAACCGCTGCCGCAACTTGTTCTCCCATGACGACATCGGGCCTACAGGCTCTGATAAGATTAAAGAAGACGGGCCAAAGGTGCCTTTCGTCCTTTTGACCTTTTTTGTTTCCTGCATTGCTGAAAGGTTGACATGGGCAACTTCCTGTCCAAATTGGTCGGTCGTCTGGCCATCCTGCAAGTCTGGCTGCATAAGACCATCCACCAATTCCTGCAAAAAAGTGGACTTGGGTAAATCCTTTGACATCATCAGGTCGAACATCGACAATTGACCTTGAATCAACTTCGCCATCGGCAATTAATCCTTTATTGATAAGATTACGCAGCCATTCTGCTGCAAATGGTTCATTTTCGTTATAATACGCATATTTCATTAGCGAATACTTCCAATGACCTTAAATCCGTATTTCTTTGACTTCTTATCGCAACAATCGATCTCGATCACGGCGTTGGTTTGCCACAATTCAAGAATGTCTTTTGCAATTTTATTGCTGCAGCCGGTAATTCTGACAACGTGACGAATGGCTTGATGGTGCGCGTTTTTAGACATCGCCCAAGCTTTGCCTTCATCAAACGCTTCCTGCATTTCGTGAAGAACCTTCTCCAATGTTGCCAGATCCGGCCACACCAATTTTTCTTTCGGCCTTTCCTCTGCAAGAACTGCAACAAGCGATTCCTGCCCCGTTATGGATCCTGTAGCTACAGTTTTCATCTCGAAGTTATCGGTCCAGCCGTCTTGAGCGTATTTAATCTTGGTTGCGGTCATCGTGCCAAACGACGCACCCGACTCACGCTCGACCATAAGGATAAAGTCTGCTGCACCCTCGAAGACCGTAGAACCGCGCAGGTTGCCTTGCCGTGACGTATGGTGGACACCAATCACCGCCGAGCCAAACGCCTGACGGACTGCATCGCAAGCCGCGATAAAGACGGTCATATCTTTCTGCAGGTTCTCATCAGCGCCAGGCAACACACGGGAAACCGTATCGACAAACACCGCCACCGGCGGAGCGTGTTCCTTGGCAATATGGGCCACTGTCTTGAGCAGCTTCATAATGTCCGATTGGGCCATAAAGTTAATGGACTGCCGGATCAGGAAAAACGGGCTGCTGTTGGCTTGGACAAAATGATGCTGCTCCCATGCCATAATGCGAAACTTCATATCGGCCAAACCTTCGTTGGTGATATATATCACCGGCCCATGCTTATGGATTGTTCGGCCAAACCATTCGGTCTGCTGGGTGGCGATGGATAGAGCGAGGCCCAGATCGATGAAGGATTTACCGGAGCCTGGCGCTCCTCCCGTAATGCCAAAGCTGTTCTCGGCAATAATACCGGAAACAATAAACTTGGGATCCGGCATCGTTTTGATTTGCTGGATATCCAGAAACTCGTAAAGACCATCGGGCAACGGCTCGACCGTAATCTCGCCCGTCTCGGCGTCAAACTTGTATTCAACCGCCGGTGCCGGCCCCTGCTCCTGCTTTGGCGGCTCTTGGGTTGGCTTTTCAATCTTGGCGTGTTCCGTAACCTTATCCCACCACTGGTCTGTCGCTATTTTCCATTTGTGCCGGAACAGGCTGATGCCTCTGCCTTCCCGCTCCAATAGGTCATCGTTCGACGTACCAATCTCGACAATCCGGCTTTTGACCATCCGAGCATATTGTAGGTACAATTCGTTCATTTCCATTTCTAGAAATGACTTACTGACCATTGGTGCATCTCGGCGCAGATCGACCACCCTCGCCCAGATCATGCGCGTCATATAATCTTCGCGGCCGTCGACGATGGCGCCAAAGGCGTTTGTGGAATAATCGGGTGTTGCGGTTTTGGTAATTCCGTCTTGGGTAATTGTTCTGCCGCCGTAGCGTTCGGCCAACTGGTCTATTTCGGCGCACAGCCACGGCGAAGCGTCAGCAATATCAACCGACCACGGCTCAAACCCCTCGTCCCACTTGTACGGTTTCCCGCTTTCGTGCATGGACGGAGGCATAACGGCAAACCCGCCTTGGCCCCGAATATCGACGCCTATCGACGTTTTGAAGGTTGGCGGCGTCCAATCGGCGGGGGCTCGAAACAAATATTGTTTGCCGCCCCCGCCTGTTGTTTGGCTTACGGTTTCCAGATCTGTCAGGTTGGGGGCTTGGTCTAGAATGTATTGCCACCAGCTCGCGGCGTCAGAGTTACGGTGCAGGTCAACATCGACAACGAAGACGTTGTTGGATGCCTTGCCGGTAATTATGCCCATATTCTGGCGGCGTATGTGCTCGCCTTGTGGTCCATACCACCGCTCGAACGTAAGCTCAGGCACCAATTCATTTTGCAGGGACTTCCAGCTCACCGCCGGCAGCTTCCAAGCTTTGCCCTTGTCCGGTGTAAGCGCAGGTACGACTTGGATGCCCATTGACCTGTACAGTCTGGCATAGTCGCCTGATCCCGCAAAGTCGGGTTCAAAATCTAATAATGGCATTTTCAATACTTTTTTAATTAGCTGACGAATGAAACGGCAATCAATGCTGCTTCGGCCCGACCGTGATCTTTTTTGCGTGAGAAACTGGGGTTAGATGGAAACTGACGAATCGCGGCCGCACGGGACTCTTCTTTGTCTGCGCTTAGGCGAAGCTTCTTTTTCCAGCTTGTCGGCGTGACTAAAACCATAGGAATGTGACAGGCTCCTATCACACCAAGTGCTATGCCGTAGGCAACACCAAATTTAAAAGTCGATGCAACACCCTGCTTGGGCATGGAATGAACGGCTTCGACAATGGCAATCTCCGGCGCATATTGGCGCACAAGGTCGGCTAAAGCCGGACCGTTGATCTGATTGTCGACCACCGGAACATCATAGGCAGACACTCGGTTTTCATCGGGAAAGTAAAAAGCGACAGCTCCCGAAATGCCAGGGTCCACCCCCATGATGCAGGTATATTTCATGCGAACACCAAACGCTTGCGTTTATCCATCGCCAAAAACGTCTCATGGGTAACAGTGCCTTGGCTTATCTCAATAATTTCATGCCGCCACTTGTAAGGGACATGATCCCGCTGCCGCCATTTCTTGCGGGTAAAGTACGGGATGCCAATGGCATCGGCTGCTTTTTCTATGTTATCCCATTCCATGATCTTATTTCCTCTTTGTGGCGTCGTCTAATTTATCAGCTAAATGCCGTAAAGCAGCAGCCGTTAATTTGAACATAGGATGGTATTTTTGCTCGATTGTACCGCCCTTGCCGCCCATTTCGTGACCTTCGATCATCGATTTGACGGCTTCTCTTAGATCCACTTGAATGTAGTAATCTGGATCGCTCATAGAATAGGCATCATAAACATAAGTGTTTAGGAAAAAAGGACTTTTAACCGTAGGTCCACTAAATCCATCCGTTCCTTTTTCCTTAAAATCAAACTCTGAATATTCTATCGGGAAAAAACAATTTCCCTTTAATTTCTGAGGCTTGTTATTTTTTGGCGTCAGATCCTTTAATATTTTTTTACGAACATCGTCCAAATGACGGTTAAGGATCCATTCAATTTCATCGGTATTTTTCATTTTGATTCCTTTCAATCACAAATCAGTTTTGCCAGATTGGACAAAATGTCAAAAACTGTCAATTGGATTCTTTGATTTTCGTCACGACTTTTTCATCGAACCGATTTAGGATGTTTCTGTCCTCCCCCTTTGGAGAAATTCCCATGATGAAATCTGCCGCAATGACCATTTCCTTCGAAATGGGTGACGAAGTGTCCACCCAAACTTTCGTTGGATATTCCCTTTCAAACCTTTCAGGAGAAAAGAAAATGTCTTGGAATTACCGCGTTGTATATGTCCCAGAAGATAAAGATGACATCTTTGGGGAAGATTCGTTCTCGATTCGCGAAGTGTTTTACGCCGAAGACGGCTCTATTGAGTTTTGGTCGGAAGAGCCATCAGCTCCAAACGGCACCGATTTTGAAGAGCTTTGCAATGACTTCGACCTGATGGCCGAAGCTTTTGAACGTCCAATCCTTATTCTTTCCGAAGACGAAGACGGCAACCCTGCCCTCTACGAGATCGAAGAAGAAGAAGTTGAAGAAGACGAAGACGACGCCGAAGAAGAATAATTATAAAACGTGGGCGCCTCGAAACACGGGGCGTCCACCCATCATTTCGCATAATTCTGGCGGAAACATTCCCCCGTCTTCGTCAAACGTAATGACCGCAAACCCCATTTGGGCTCGGCTTGGCGATCCTTCTGTATATTGAAATTGCGGCCCGTAGGGATCCGCTAGTGTGCCGGTTTCTACTCCCCAACGGCTTCCCCGTCTGTCTCTAACAGCAGTGACTTGAAGCTGATGGGTGTGTCCCGTAATCGTGCTAATGCCAGCGTGTTGGGAAGAGTTATACCCCGCATGGATGCCGGATCTGAAGCGGTGTCGGATTTCGACGGTCTGGTTGAGCTCGAAAGCCCAGGCAAATTCCCAATCTCGGAAATGGTCTTGCAGGGAATCGATGAATCCGTCGAGCTCGTTGGCGTTGCTTGCGATATAATTGTCAAGTCTAATGTCGTGGTTTCCGATGGTCCAGAGGCGATATTTGGTTTTCGGGATTTTTTTAAGCCATCTCTTGGCCGTTTCGATTTCGGTTTCGAACTTTGGCGCCGCGCTGCCTCGTACTGCCGGATGCCGACTAATCCTCGCTGCATCAAGAATGTCTCCGTTTAAAATGACCCCATCCGGCTTGAGAGTCTTACAGAGCTTCGTGAAAGCTTGATAAATAATTGGCGGTTCACCGTCCCAAATATGCAGATCTGATCCTATGATCCAAGTAGTTGACGGGACGTCTTTTGTTATCATCCGTGGGTAAACCCACTTTCTTACGGCCTTAATGCTTTCTGGTATGCCGTCTGGAAATTCTGCCTGTGCTTTATGTAATCGATGGGTAAATGTCTTATCGGAGATATTTATAGATCTTGATGCTGCGTTAGCGTTCCTGCCATTTTCCTCCCATAATCTCAATGTCTCTATCATTATTTCTTTGCTTAATGGGGGCGTAGGCATAGTGTATACTCCATCTGCGCTGCCCTCTAATAGCTTGTTAACATGACATTTTTAATTAATAAACCTTAATTGCGGGATTCTTGCTTGACGTTGCCCTACAACCGTGACTATTGTCGGGCAACTGATTTGCTGATTTGGACATACCTAATGAAAAACCCATTTGAAAAATACGACATTGAACACCTGTCACCATCTTCCTGCAATTTGTTTACAGCGTCGCCAGCGGCCTTTGTTATGCAAAAGGTCTTGGGAAAGCGATCATCTGTAGGCGCTGCCGCCCATCGCGGAACAGCGGTTGAGGCGGGTATTGCTTTTGCCCTCAATTCTAATGGCGACGTAAATGGCGCGATTGATGTTACGAAAACGGAGTTTAACCGACTGTCATCTTTATCAACCGACCCAAGGCAAGATAAAGAGGCAGCGGCCTTGGCCGATATGGTTATTGTCGGTTACAAAGAACTCGCCGGCTATGGCAAGCCTTCGTCGATGCAGGGTAAAATTGAATACAAAGTCGAAGGATTAGCCGTACCAATGATTGGCTTCTATGACTTTGAGTGGGAACATCACGGCGTTTTGGTGGATCTTAAAACCACCCATGCTTTGCCGTCGAAGATCTCGACCAATCATGCGCGGCAGGTTGCGCTTTACGTTGCAGCCCGTGGCGATAATCTTGATGCGCGTATTACCTACGTTACATCGAAGAAAAGCGCGACGTATCAGCTTGAGAACAAGCGCGAACACGTTGAGGCTTTGGGCCGTATCGCACTGACAATACAAAGATTTTTAAGCATTACCGACGATCCATATGAATTGGCGTCGCTAATAGTCCCTGATGTCGACTCGTTTTATTTTGGCGACGCAACGTCTCGCCAACAGGCATTTGACATCTGGGGACTTTGATAAGGCAAGCGTCTGGCCAGACAGACGCACAATCGTGAAAAGGAAACTGTACAATGGCACTTGGTTTAAATTTAAATTCGTCCAATGGTGGTAAAGATTTTCTGCCTATCGTTAAGTTTGATGCACGTTCCGGCCGGATGTTTCGGCGGGATCGTATTAATGGTGAAAATGAAGAAGTTGATATTACTAAAACCTTCAAAGCGGTTGTCGACTTTGAGAACTTAGAAGTGGGCTATATCAATTTTAATACCGGCAGCGCTCCTGACTTTCATATGGCGCCGCACGGTGAAGGATTGCCGGATAAGCCTTCGCAAGATCACAAGCAAGGTGTTCGGTTCCAAGTAAAGCTTCACGCCGA